AACGCGACCAAGCGGATGCTGTTACAGAACGCGTCGCTTGCTATCGCTGGCATGTTTACGGCGGCTGATGATGGGGTTCTAAACCCGCAGACCGTCACCATTGCGCCTGGTGCAATCATTCCCGTGGCGAGAAACGGCGGGCCACAAGGCCCAAGCCTAGCGCCCCTGCCCCGATCAGGCGATTTCAACCTCGCGCAAATTGTAATCAACGACCTGTCTGTCGCGATCAAAAAGATCTTGCTCGACGACACGCTGCCGCCGGACACGATGTCCGCGCGCTCCGCGACGGAAGTAAACGCGCGGATGCAGGAGCTCGCCAGCAACATGGGCTCCGCGTTTGGCCGGCTCATCACGGAAGCGATGCTGCCGCTGGTCGCGCGCGTCTTGAAGGTCATGGATATGCAAAACCTGATCGACATGCCGCTGCGGGTTGACGGCCAAGAAGTAAAGGTCGTGCCGATCTCGCCGCTGGCAAAAGCGCAGAACCTCGAGGAGCTCGAGAGCGTCCTGCAATTTATGCAGTACACCTCGCAGCTCGGGCCGGCCGGCATGATGGCCGTCAATCAGGATCGCGCCATCGAGTTCGTCGCCGACCGTCTCGGCGTACCGCCGTCGCTACTTTCGACGCCAGAGGAGCGCGAGGCGCTCATGGCGGACATGGCCGCAGCTATGCAGCAAGAGGAGGAGGCCGCAGCCGCGCCTCCACAGTAGTAAATGGACTGGAATGACCTGCTTGCGCCGCCGGCGCAGCTCGCCGTCGAAAACGAACCCGACGATCTGGACCGGCTATATGCCCGCGTATTTTCGACGCGCGACGGCAAGAAGTTATTGGCGCACCTGCGCGGTGCAACCATCGAGCAACCAACCTGGTATCCGGGCGAGGACGCCAGCCACGGATACGCGCGCGAGGGGCAGAACAGCCTCGTGCGTGAAATCGAGCGTCGCATCTCACGAGTAAGGGAACAGCATGACTGACACCTCGACCGTCGAAACCGATAACGCCGAAAGCGCCGGTGCCGACGACAATCAGAGCCTCCTCTCAGCGAAACCTGTCGAAACAAATGAAGCAGCTCCTGCCGATGAAGTTCCGCACCTTGTTCAAGAAAGCGACAGCTTGGTTGAAGAACAAAGCGAGCAACCTGCGGAACGCCCTGCGAACATTCCAGAACAGTTTTGGAAAAATGGCAGCGTCGATACAGACGCGATGGCGAAGGCTTACAGCGACCTCCGCTCGAAAATGGACAGCGGTAAGCACAAGGCTCCAAAGGACGGCAAATATAGTCTGGACGCGGTTGAAGGCGTGGATGCAGAGGATCCGACGCTGGGCGAGTTCCTTGAGATCGCTCGCGACGAAGGTATGTCGCAAGGTACGTTCGAGCGTCTGACCAACTTCTACATGCAGCAGATGGGCGCGCTCGATGAGGAGATCACTTATCGACGCGATCAGGAGATGGCCAAGCTCGGGCGCAATGCCGACAAGGTAATTGCGTCGATGGACAACTGGCTTACGAAGATGAACACGGCCGGCGTCCTATCTGCTGCTGAGATGGAGTCGATTGCCAACGCATCGACCAACGCCACGTTTATCTCCGCGCTGAACAAGATCCGGCGCAGCTACAACGAGCCCGACATCCCGCGCTCCGATGTAGTCGAGCCCGACGCGATCACTATGGACGACATCCAAGTAATGATGGCCGACCCGAAATACGGCGTCGATCCAGCCTTTACGCGCCAAGTTGAGCGTAAGGTTTACGAGATGCACGGCGAGAAACTCTAGCCCAGATTTGGGCGCCTACTTGCGGCAAACATGAGTAAATGCAGGAGGTCCGATAACCGCGTTCAGCGGCCGGCCACGCGTACACGCGGCCCGCTTGGATAACCGCAAAATCGAAAATCAACCTTTCTTTAGGAGAAAGCTCTATGGCTACCATTAGCCCGGCTTTCGTCACGATCTTCGATAACGAGGTCAAGCAGGCATATCAGGCGTCTCGCGCTCTGGCCGGCCTCGTTCGCGAAAAAAGTGTCGAAGGCGACACCGTAAAGTTCAACAAGCTCGGCAAGGGTGTTGCGTCCGTTCGCACGCCGCAGGCCGATGTCTCGCCGATGAACCTGACCTACTCGCTGGCAACCGCGACGATGACCGATTACATCGCCGCTGAATACAGCGACATCTTCGATCAGTCGCACGTTGGCTTCAATGATCGACAGGAACTTGTCCAGGCTGTCGGCAACGCGATTGGCCGCCGCATGGATCAGGTCGTCATCGACGCCCTCGATGCAGCGACCCCGGTTTCCGTCGCCAACACCATTGCCAACGACGGCACCACTGGTTCCGCCAGCGACCTCAATGTGGGCAAGCTCCGCGAGGCCAAGCGCGTCCTTGATGCCAACAACGTGCCGGCGAATGATCGCGTTTGCTTGATCCACGCGAACAATTTGTCCGCACTTATCGGCAACACCGAAGTCCAGAGCTCCGACTTCTCGAACGTTAAGGCTCTGGTGGACGGTTCGATCAACCAGTTCCTCGGTATGCGTATCGTGGTGATTGGCGACCGTGACGAAGGTGGTCTGACCATCGACGGCTCGAGCGACCGTTCCTGCTACGCGTTCCACAAGAGTGCTCTGGGACTTGGCATGTCGATGGGACAGAAGTCCGAAGTCAACTACATCCCCGAGAAGGTGTCGTATCTCGTGGCTTCGATGTTCGGCGCCGGCGCTGTTGCTATCGACGATGGCACGGCTGGCGGCATCGTCAAAATCACCTGCCGGGAGGCTTAATCATGGCATTTTCTCGCGATGGCTGGGGTCCGATTGGCGGACAGTCCCGTAAGGGTTCTGCTCCGCAGATCTGGGTGTACACCAGCACCGACGCCAAGACCGTCATCGACGGCTCTGGCTACTTCAACGCGGTTAGCGATGACGTGACTGTTGGCGACCTGATCTACTCGTGGGCCTCCACGGGCGGAACGGCGACGGCAACCCTGCACGTTGTCGTGTCGAACGCTGCCGGCGTCGTCGATGTATCCGACGGCACCGTCGTTAGCGTAACCGACGGCGACTAAGTTTTGCGGCGGGGGGCTTCGGCTCCCCGCCCTTAACCTTTGAGGACGACGCATGGCCACGGGCGACACGAAGCTATCCATCTGCTCCGACGCCCTCATCATGCTTGGATCTTCGCCCCTCTCCTCTTTCAGCGAAGGCACTGACGCGGCGCAAATCACCGACCGCCTTTACGACGATCTTCGCGATACGATCATCCTTTCTTATCCTTGGTCGTTTTCAATCAAAAAGCAGCAGCTCGCGCGCAGTGTTGATGCGCCGCCAAACGAGTGGTCTTACGCCTACCCCTTGCCCTCCGACATTTTAGGCAGTGGCCCGCGCGCATTGTTTACGAGCGGCAGCGCAGGCGCGCGCAGCACGACGCACGGTTGGGAGGTGTACGGCAGCGAAGTGCAGACCGACTTCGACACCGTTTACATTGATTATCAGTTCCGTCCGTCCGAGGACGTGATGCCGGCCTACTTTGTGCAGCTTTTGAAATATTGGACTGCGTGGCATATTGCCGAGGCTGTCACTGACCAAGTAACGAAAGCTCAGTATTTCCAGACGCTCGCCGTGGGTGCGCCATCCGAAAACATGCGCGGCGGCATGATGCGGCAGGCGATGCAGATTGACGGCGGCTCTAAACCTGTCGCTGGCTTCCAAGACTTTCCGCTCACTGTCACGCGAGCGAGCTAATGTCTCGCGTCGTTCGCATCCAGACGGATTTCGCTTCCGGCGAGATCGACCCGCTTCTGCGCTCGCGCATTGATCTGAAGCAGTATTATCAAGCGTTACAGACCGCGCAGAACGTCTTTATCCTGCCGCAGGGTGGCGCCAAACGCCGTGCCGGCCTCAAATATATTTCTGAGCTGCCAGCAGCCGCAAATCCGCAGGATGGTGTTCGGCTGATCCCTTTCGAGTTTAGCGTGGACGACAGCTATATGTTCGCGCTGGTCAATCAGCGGATCTATATTTTTAAGAACGGCGCGCTCGTTACAAATATCAACAATCTTCAAAAGGATTATCTCGACGTAACGGGGATCACTAGCGCCATGCTGTCCGAGCTGCGCCACGCGCAGGCAGCCGACACAATCATTTTTGTGCATGAAGATCTGGAGCCGCTGAAGATTGTGCGCGGCGCGACGGACTCTGATTGGACGGCTTCGACGATTAGCTTCACAAACGCGCCACGCCACGCCTACTCGATCACGACCAGCAATCCGAGTGGCACGATCACGCCCGATCAAGCATCCGGCAACGTCACAATCACTTGCAGTTCTGGTGTTTTCACGTCGTCGCACGTTGGCCAATACATCAACATTCTCAATAATTTTGGCCGGCTTCGGATCATTAACCGGATCAGCTCGACAAAAGTGGCCTGCTTCGCCGAGGTCGCGCTGTTCGATACCACTGGTGTCACGTCTGGAAATTGGGAGCTCGAGGAGGGTTACGAGGACGCGTGGAGCGCATCACGCGGCTGGCCTAAATCCCTAACCTTCCATGAGGGCCGCCTCTATTTCGGCGGCGCCAAGAGCTTGCCCACAACTTTCTGGGGCAGCGTCGTAAACAGCTTTTTCGATTTTGACCTGGGGGAAGGTTTCGACGACCGGGCGATTATCGCGTCGATTACCACTGAATCCCTAAACTCCATCGTTGATATTTTCAGCGGCCGAGATCTCCAGATCTTCACCACCGGCGGCGAGTTCTATGTGCCGCAAACCACCAACGATCCGATCACGCCAGACAATATCGTCGTAAAAGCCGCGACGCGAAACGGCGCAAAGCCGGGTGTCCCGGTCGTCGGCCTCGATTCCGGCACCTTGTTCATTCAGCGGAGCGGCAAGCAGCTCAACGAAATGCTCTTTACCGATGTAGAGCTTTCGTACACGACCGGCAATATATCGCTGCTATCAGGCCACCTGCTTAAAACGCCGGTCGATATGGCAATCCGCCGCGCAACCTCGACTGAGGAGGCCGACCGTCTGTTTCTGGTGAACGGCGATGACGGCCAGATCACAGCCTACTCTCTCCTACGCGCGCAGCAGGTTGTTGCGCCGTCAACCATCGTGACAGACGGAGAGTTTAAGGCGGTCGGCATTGACGTGGACACGATCTACACAATCGTAAAGCGCACCATCAATTCGTCCGACGCTTACTACGTCGAGGTCTTTGACAGCAGCCTGCACACTGACAGCGCCGTCTATTCTGCGTCGGCCAGCGCGACAGGCGCAGCCGCGCACCTCGAGGGCGAAAGCCTAAACGTCATTGTCGATGGGACGGTGCAGTCAAATAAAACCGTTAGCTCTGGAAGCGTCACATTCGAGCGTGCGTCCACGACAGAATATGAGATCGGCCTACCCTTTAGCGTCGAAATCAAAACAATGCCGGTCGAGCCGCGTCTCGCGTCGGGCTCTATCAAAGGCTTCAAGAAGCGCATCATTAAGGTCAACGCCGAGGTCTATGAGACGCAGGCCATGACCGTGAATGGGCAGCAGGTAGCATTTCGTCAGTTTGGCGAAGGTGTGCTCGACGGCGCTGTCACCAAATTCACAGGCGTCAAATCCATTGGCCCCCTTCTGGGCTTTGTGGACGAAGGTGAAATCGTCGTGACCCAGGATCAGCCGCTCGACATGCACCTGCTCGCCCTCGATTACCAGCTCAGCGTGGGGCAATAACATGACAATGACCGCAGTTATGGTGGCCGGGTCGCTGGTTTCAGCGATGGGCCAGATCCGCGCAGGCCAAGCCCAAAAGGCTATGTATCAGGCGCAGGCTCAGCAGGCCGAGATACAGGGTCGCAGCCAAGCGTTGCGGGCGCGGCAGGAAGCGCTCGCTTACAGGCAGGAAGGCATTAAGGCGCTCGAGGACACGCGTCGCAATATGGCCACAATCAACGCTCGGGGCGCAGCCGGCACACTAAATCCGTTTGCTGGTTCTACCGGCAATTTGATGACGGCGAACCTTGGCGAAGGCGTCGAGGATTATTTCTTGGCGCTCGATAATGTCGCGATTGCAGAGGCGAACGCAGAGATCGCTCGAGGCGCAGCGCGATTCCAGGCGGGTATATATCAAGCCGCAGGCAAGCAGGCGATGAGCGCCGCTATTGGCAGCGCCATATCCTCTGTCGGTCAAGCCGCGATGGGTGGTTACAACGCAGGCGCGTTTAGTGGCGGCGGCACATACTACGGCAGTTCGCCCATGACGCCGCTGCCCCACGGGAATCCGTTCTAATGGCGCCGCGTTATCCAACATATCAGCGCTCCGGCCGCCTATCCGCCGGCATAGCGGTTCCGCCAAGCGCGGACTTTGCGGCGCTCCGCGAGCAGGGCAAAAGCGCAACACTCGTGTCGCAGGCGGCAGACCGCGTGGTCGCCTTTGCCACCGACAAGATCGAGCAGCAGTCCATTGCGCGCGGCCAGCGCGACGCTGCACAGAACCCGCGCGGCGTGTTGCAGCAGTATCAGGATGGCGCGCCGCAAACCGCCTACGACAAAGCGGCTTATGAGGCGGCTGTTAAGATCAGCTCTGCCAACATTGAGGTTAAAGCGCGCAAAGACATTGCCGACGCCCTGTTCCAATGGGAGCAGGAGAAAGGCGATCCGACAGCTCTGCAAGATCGCCTCGCGGCAATTAGCCAAGGCTACTCCAGCGCAATCGGCGAGCTCGATCCTGTTGAAGCGGCAAAGCTAAATCTGACGCTCGAGAGCGCCGGCAATTCCGCGTTCCTGCAATACTCGGAAACGCACCTAAAAGAGCAGCTCAAGCGCTTACAGGCCGGCGGCATCGCGGCGCATAACAGCTACGGCGAGCAGATCGAGATCGGCGCCCGCAACGGCATAGATCCAGAGCCCACAATCGCGGCCTATCGCGCGACCGCTCAGAACCTTGGTGTCGATCCTTCGACTGTCGAGCGCAATGTCATAAACCTGCGTGATCGCGCCTCGAAAGAGCGGGTGCGCGGTGACTTTGCGCGAGCCACCGATAAGGCGCAGTTCCTCCGTGATTTCATGGAGGACGCAGACGACCGCACTGGACCTGCGCGCGGCCTGGACGGCGACACGCACAAGACGTTGGCCGCTGAGATGCGCGCTATCATTAAGGGCGACGGCTCGGCCGCCGCATCACGGAAGGCCGCAGTCAACAAACAGACAACTGAGCTCACGGCTGCGATCACCGGCGGATCTGATGTGAGTGAAGCTGCGGTGCAGGACAACCTCGCGCAAGCTCGAGCCACCGGCGATGAAACAGCCATTGCCAATGCGGCCCGCCTCGAGCAACTGCACCAAAGGCTCGGGATTGCCAATGGCCAAAACGTATTTGGCTTAGAGCAGCTCGTATATGACGCGCGCGCCCTGAGACAAAAAGAGACAAGCGCCGATAACGCACAGCTCAACAATGATCTCGTCGCCGGGTTTGAGTCGAGATTAACCGCTATGCGAACCGCATTGGTGACAGATCAAGTCTCGTATCTGCGTGAGAACGGTCAGAGCGTCGGCGAGGTTGGTCCAAACGATGTGGCGCAATCGGCTGCTGGCGATGCAATGCTCGTCGATCCCTCCTCCCCGTTGATGGAACGCAAGAGAAGTATCGACGACTTTGCCGCCTCCAATAACGCCAAGCCAATCTATTTCAGCCAATCCGAGGCCCGCGCTTATACGCAATTTATGGCGAACGCAAACGTCCCCAACTCAGAAAAGACAATGTTTGTGATGGGGCTTGCAAACGCATTTGGCGACCAAACCGCGAACGTGATTAACCAGATCGACAGCGGCAATGGATCAGACTGGGCTTTTGCGGCAGCCAATTTCTCGCGAACCGGCAACCAAAATTTCCTGGCTGATGCTCTCGAGGGCCGCAACTACGATGGCCCCACAATTACACCGCAAGCCGACAAAGACACGCGCGATAAAATCAGCGCTGGGATTGCCGGCCAAATCTTGTCTGGCTCCAAACGCGCGCAAGCCCTGAAAGCCGCCGAGCACGCCTACAAGCATCGCCTGGGTACGGGCGTGACCGAGGATTCTCGTGGATCCCTGTGGGAGCGCACTTTGCAGGAAGCGATGGGCGCGACGTTCCAAGGAAACAGGCAGGTGAGCGGCGGCGTTTATGATTTCGGCAACAGCCAAATCATCCTCGATCCACGGACGCCAGTCAGCGACGCCGAATTTGTAGAGGACAATCGTCGATATATGACGCGCGAGGCCATGTCGGCGCTGGTCGGCTTTGAGATCACGCCTGATGAAATGTCTGACGATGACATTACAAATTTCCAGCTCAGATCTACTGGCGTTGCGAACAGCGTCGAGATCTTAAACGCTCGAGGCCAAGCGCCGCGTGGTAACCCGAGGATCGTTACCTTTACCAACCTGCACACCGCACTTCGCCGGTCTCTTGAGAGCACCAAGGAGGTTCTCACAGAGGTTGGCCCAATGCGATTGCCGCAATGACGATATTCGACTCAGAGCCCGACCTTCTTGGTCGTACTTTTGACGAGGATTACGCACCTACGGCGTCACTGCTGGAGGCGCTCGAGGCTGACTACACGCGGGATCGCCTGGCGTTCCAGTACGAGTCCAATAACACTGCCAATCGAAACTATTGGCTGCCCATCCTCGACCGCATCGAGGAGGTTACGGGCCAGCGGCCAGAGCGCCCCGACATCGAGCTTAATGTCGAGTATGACGCGCTTGACCGCTTCGCCAACCGCTTTGGCCTGCTGTCGGATAGCTACTCGACCAGCGTCGAAAAGATAAACGCGCTTATCGGGCAGTACCCAGAGCTCGAGAGTGAGCTGGGCGTTCTTAGCGCCGACCAGCACATTAGCGCCACGCAGCAGCTCGCCCTAGACGCAGAGCAGCGCGCAGAGAAGCAAGGCCGCACAGCTCTTGGCGAGGTGTTTGGGTTTATCGGATCCTTGGGCGCCGACGCGCGGCTCATGGTGCAAGATCCTGCTTATGGCGCCATGAACGTGATGGGCGGCGTCGTTCGCAAGGCCGGCGACCTGGCGGTTAAAAACATCGGCAGGATCGCGCTGTTCGAGGGCTTACTTAACGCCGGCATCGAGGTGCAGGGGTCACCAAGCGTGGCGGCGTGGCGAGATTCGATTGGCCTCGAGTACGACGCCGGTACATTTGCAGCGGCGGTCGGAACCGGCTTCCTTGGCGGCACCGCGTTTGGCGGCGCGATTGCTACACCGCTCGAGATCGCTGCGCGGCGGCTAGAGACACCGCTGGGTCTCTACGCTCGCGAGCTCAACCAAAGCATCGACGAGACATCGCTTGTCGAGCTGGACCGGCGCCTGCAAAGCCTAAGCGATAGAGAGGTCGCCGCCGGCCTCCGCGCATTAGAGGAAGCAGGTGTCGAGCTGCCGGCCGTGGCCCGTGGCGCGCAGGAGGAGATACAGGCGCAGGAGGATTTGTTTGACGACAATCCCCTCGAGGATGCAGAGCTCGAGCACATGCAGCGCACCCTCGAGGCCGAGGCGGTCATTAGTGACAGTGACAATGTGCGTCCATTGGTCGATGCGCCGTCCGCCCCTCCCCGGCAGCAAGATATTCATCACGCCGACAACCTCGACGCGACGATATTTCGGTTTGAGCCAAACGACATCGAAGTCGATGCGCAGACCTTCCAGTTTAAAATGGGCGGCGATGAGTTCGGCGTTACAGAGCGCTTGCAGGGTATTACGCAATGGGATCCCGTAAAGGCGGGCCTGATCGTTGTTTATGAGTTTGCCAACGGCCGCCGCTTTATAGCTGATGGACATCAGCGCCTTGGTTTGGCCAAGCGCATCATGGCGCAGGATCCCAGCCAAAAGCCCGTGATTTACGGCAATCTGCTGCGTGAATCAGACGGCATCACACCAGAGCAAGCTCGTGTGAGTGCGGCGATGAAGAACATTGCCGAAGGCAGCGGCACTGCTATTGACGCAGCGAAGGTGCTCCGCGTTGAGCCTGGTCGCATCGGCGAGCTGCCCCCTCGATCAAACCTTGTGCGCCAAGCGCGTGACCTTGTTGGGCTATCGGACGAAGCGTTCGGCGCAGTTGTCAACGAAGTCGTGCCAGCAAATTACGCCGCTATCGTTGGGCGCCTTGTGGCTGACCAAGATCGCCAGCTCCCCATCATGCAGCTCTTGGCGGAAGCCGAGCCGACCAACACGGTGCAGGCTGAAGCGATTGTGCGACAGGCCCTCGAGGCGGAGTTCGACACGGCCGTACAAGTGGGTTTGTTCGGCGAGGAGCTAATTACCACCAGCCTATTCAAAGAGCGCGCTCGTGTTCTCGACGCCGCGCTGAAGCAGTTACGCCGCGACCGCGCCGTGTTCAATTCCCTCGTCGAAAACCGCGCACGGATTGAAGGCGAAGGAAACGTGCTGGCGGCGGCGCAAAATCAAAGCAGGAGCGAAACAGATGGCCAAGCGATCCAAATCGTCCAGGCGGTCGCCAACAGACGCGGCGAGCTTAGCGACGCCCTCACAGCGGCAGCCCGGAGCTTCAAAGAAAGTGGAAACATCAGCCGATCTAGTCGAGCCTTCGTCGATGCTGTCCGAGCGGCAGTTGAGCGAGGCGATTTCAATGGGGCAGATGCTGGCGATGCAGGACGCACTGTCGATGTTGCGGAGGAAGGCAATCGCCTCGCGGCGAGCCCTAGCCGGGAAGAACTAGCAGCGTTCGACGAGCCCGATGGCCCAGCCGTAAAGCAGCAGGCTGACCAGCTCGAGCGTGACTATGTTGGCGCTGAGCCGCCGCGTGATCCTGACGCAATCGGGCCGGATTACCGCGACTATCTTGAGCCCACACCTGACAGCATCGAGATCGCGCGCGAGGACATCGTGCCGATCCGCGCTCGCCCAGAGGGCATTGCCAACGCGCGCAAGTTTATGGCGCAGGCTGCTCGAGGCGAGACGCCCAAGCGCGGCCCGCTCACCGTCAAGGACAACGGCGACGGCAGCTATACGCTACTCGATGGCAACTCGACATATGCGATTGCCACGGAAGCTGGCATGGAGACGCTGCCGGTCCGCGTCGTCACCGACGAACAGTTTGCCCAGGAAGTGGCGCAAAAGAACGCTGAGAGAATTCTCGAGCTCGGACCTGACGCGAAAAAGAAGCGCGTTGTCCTGGCGCAAGATCTGGAGCCGTTAGATTTAAGGCGTCTGGCCGCTACACTACAATCGCGCCAAGCGTATGCGTCTATCGACGACATCGTGGAGCGGAACAACATTTTTAATGTTGAGCTTAACGCGGCTGTAAAGCGAGCCGCTGGCGAACATGACGTTGAATATCACCCAGGCCCGATAAAAGAGCGCAAGCGGATCGAGGATAAGGTCCAGGACAAGTATAACGGCAACCTTAACCGCATTGCCGACGTTAGCCGCGCGACGGTTACGGTTACGCGACCAGACGAGGCAGACGCTTTCGTTAAAGAGCTGGGTAAAACGTACCACATCGTCGATGAGGGATATAAAGGCGCTCCGGTCGGCGAAGAGGCGTATTCTGGTTATTTCGACAAGAAGCTGATGGTCATCAACGATGACGGCGTGATCGGCGAGGTTATCATTATCGAGCGCGGCCTCTTCGATGCGAAGCATGGTCGGGGCGGGCACAAAC